CTTTGCTCTTCGTTTGTTCTCTTTAGCGACATTTTCAGACTTACGTATTGCCCGAAGATTCGACGGGCGATCATCTCCATTACGTCCACCATTGTTCTTATGATCCACTTCTATATCTCGTGGTAGTGTCTTTCCTGTCCTTCGTTCGTAATCAACTCTTGCTTTGTTACTCGAAGTAGTGACAGTAGTTCCATCTTTTTTCTTACGCTTGAACACGTAGATTTTTCTTCCGCCATTTTGTTTACTGCCTTTGTATGGTCCGAATATCTTCATTAGTACAAACTCATTTCTTCTTCACGTTCTTCGAAGATTATATCCATTTCTTCGGTTGTCAATAAGTACCAATCATGATTTCCATTCAGATAATCCATTACTTTATATGAACCTTGCATGATCCATTCGAAAAGTACGGATAACCAGTATTTTATGCTATTCATTTGGCCACTTTCCGCGAAGCACCATCAAGGCTATGATGGAGTAGTTCGCTAGATCCTTGTACGAATCCTCAAGAGATTCATTCTCTGGAGTACTACCCGAATCAATCAAGTGGTTGATACGAGCAATCTTGTCATGCATGCGAACGCGGAGCCCATTAAGAGCTCCGCCTGGTGAGTGTGAGATGTTCTTGGGGCCATAGTCTTTGTGCTTTTTGAGGAGAAGGGAAGCCAACTCATCAGCAATATCAAGAACATCAAACTCAAATTGATTAGTGCCATCTAGCACTTCGTAAGCCTTCTGTGTGAGAGTCCAAACCTCAGCACTACTTGTCATTCTTCTTGCCCTCCTCTTTGAGCATCTTCTCAAGACCGTCAAACATCTCATCTGCCTCAGAGTAAATCATTACTTCTTCCATGAACTCAGATAGCAACCCTTCGCCAGCATTCATGAAGGTCAGAGCAGCACTCTGTACGCACTCGTAGGCATCTTGATACCTGTTGCTGATAAGATATTCATTGATAGTGGACAGGAACTCAAACAAGTCGAAACTGTAGTTACGTGTCAGACGTACGCCCCACTCGTATTGAACGCCGTTGTGTCCAAGAAAATCAAACAAGTCCTTGAACTCGTCATCACATTGACACTTGTATCTGCCCTCATGATCGGGCATGACTGGCTTATCCACGAGCGCTCGCAATCTTGTTAGTAAAGTATTCAGGACCTTCCTGACGATACATTGAATTTACATCTTCGCCTTCAGGCATGTGAATCACAGTAAGTCCACTAAGTTCTCGAGATAGTGACTTCGCAAATTCGCTTCCAGCGTTGTCTCCATCGGCGAAGAGGAATACGTTGTCAAAGTCAGCCAAAACGCATTGACATTGTATAAGCGTGTCGTAGCTCCACTAAGACCCATGTATCTCGGTTCCTCGTCTGCCAATGCCCGGAACCGTAAGTCAACCACGCCTGACCTTGTGAGGTAGGGGATTGATAAACGTCCCGCATAAGCTTCATGCCCCGTTAATGGATCTAGCACGACGCCCAAGCGAGCCTTCTGTGCTTGCTCTAGAGTTATTCCCCGTCCTGCGAGGTATTCCTCCGCTTCGTGTAGAGCGCTGTGGTAGTACTTCGCCGCTCGCGTTAAGGATTCTCTCTGCAATGCTGAGTGCTTCACGAAACTCTACCCCCTCTTTGTTCATGATGAGTGCGAACCCATCTCCTTTTACCTGACATGCGAAGCAACAGAATACACCTTCATCTGTATTCGCGCTAGCCGAATTGTGCGTATCGTCATGAAACGGACACTTCATTGAGAACCAACCATGTCGTCTCGGTACACGAGCACCATAGTGCTCAAGTATCGGAGCAATTGCTGGCTTTGTATTACTCTTCACCAATAGCCTTCCTAAGTAATTCTACCCATACTGACACAGGCATTGTAGCATACCACTCAGCAGGATTGCCTTTGCCTTTGCGCTTATGTATGACAGCACCAGTCCAGGCTTTAGCATTCTTAGTCTCGACTTCTAATTCTGATAACCACCCAGCAAGATCTAACTTGGCATGGTTCTTAACTTCTATGCAGACACCATTGATGCCTGAGATATCACCCTTATCAAGAGTAGCCCCCGCAAGCCTTCTTTCAGCATACGGGAACCACTCCTGCAGGTACTTAACTAAGTCACGCTCTGCTTGAGAGCCCTTAATCTTTGACCTGCTTGACATTTAGTACCAGCCGTTTCTTTGCCAAAAAGCCCAGGCACGCTCAGGCGTACCGTAGCGATGAACGATGTACTTCAGTCCATTATTCACTTGATATTCAATTGTAGAGTTACGTGGTGTATTTAGTACCTGCGCTATTCCATACGCAGATGAGCTAGGATTATCAGCCTTGTAATTCCAAGCTGACTCCTTGCCCCATAGTTTTGCCAGAGCAGACCATTGACGGTCAGCATCCTTGAACATATTATTCACCTTGTGACGGGCGAACATCTTCGCTTGAGTTTTCTTGTCGATCGGTTTGATTGCGAATAGTTCCACGCAACCAACCCCTAGGTGTGTCGACTTCACTAACCACGCACCCACACCGTGGGGCAAGGTAGCCACAAAAACTGCAATCGCGGATAGCATTGATACTGTTGTTAGTTTCATGTTTCCTCCGTTGGAGCGGTTGCCTGTGTTCCACAGTCAGCACACTCCATATCTAAGAAATACATCCCTATAGTACCATCCTCATCGAACGTTACTTTCAGGTTCCATAAGAAACTTCCACACACACATACCGTGGTTGGTTTACCACGGATATCCATCGCCCGAGTGTAGTCAGGACGTAACTCGGTTATGTCTTTCACTTGGTCTGCGTAACTATCTGTATCGGCGGACAAGTGTTGATGTCAAGCTTACAGGAGAAAGGCTTCAAGCATAGAGGGAATAATATTTTTGCCCATGAACTGTATCTCATCGCCCTGCTTGTAGACAGGTGGGTTCCAGTTGTATGTAAGGATATCTCCAGGGCGGGCATCGCCTGAGATACCTAAAATATATTTACCAAGTCGTATGATCTTGGGTGTCTTAGGAGAGATAATGCGCTGGTTCTCTTCGGTTATTTGTGAATCGGCTGCCATGACCATAAAGTCTTTGCCTTGTATTCCGACTATTGTTGTCACCAGCGCACTCCCTATACTCTCTCTACGTCCGATACGTTCATAACTTCAGGGTTAAATTGGAGCCAAAAGGCATCTTCCCCTGATGCATTAGCCTTTCCATAGCGGTTCTTTACAGGCGCTACGGCCAAGAATCCTGGAGCGTTTGAACCCACAGTCAGAATCAAAGCTGGAAGCTGAGCAACCATTCCCTGCAGAGCAGAGCGTGGCTGGCACGGATTTCCAGGATAAGACTCTTTCGTGTGGTGTAGCACTAGCACCGCAGCATTGGTGTCACGGGCTAGATATTTGAGTTCCTTGATAGTAGAACGCATGCCAGCAAACTCTTCTCCTGAATCGTTGGCAACATCCATCAAGTTATCGACAACGATGAGTGTAGGAGAGCATCCCCATAACTCCTCGAATGCCAATACTTCGTTATCTAAATCAGCCAAAGTAGGGGCTGAATCAAAGGACCAAAAGATATGTCCTGATTGTTCGTTGATAATCTTTCGTGAGTTATCGACATCTTCAATGAGCATCTGTTCTGCTTCAGTCTGATTACGTCCAGTAATCATCGACAGCAAACGCATAGCCATTGTGTGAGCATTAGTATCCGCGCTAACGTATAGCGTTGGGACTTTTGATCTCAACGCTATCGCTAGTGCAAGAGTTGATTTACCAACACCAGGAGTGCCAGCAATCATGGAGACTTCTGCTCGGCGTATGACTACCTTGTTAGTATCAAAGGTACGGAAAACCGTAGGTAACGGCTCACCGCCAATATCTTTGCTACCAACAGCACGAGCAAGTGTTCTCATAGTTTAGAACGAACTCCATTCAGGGTCGTTTCTGCGAATCCATTGTGGGTCGCATTGATCAGGTGTTCCCTTAGGGGAAGGACACATGTATGCCTTCCAAGGTCCCTTAGCACCTGTTCCAGTACGGGCCTGCATTGGGCCATGCTTACACGCTCTACCAACAGGTGCGGTAGATGGTGTGAAGGTTTGAGTAGGAGCAGGAGTTACGCCTAGTGGTGCTAGGTTTGCTACTGCTTGTGCGATGCTTGTAGGAGCACCAACCAGCGAGGTAGCCATTGTGGTGAGCAGTCCTTCTGCATCCACGCTACCGAGTGCTGAATCACTTGTTTGGTTACCATTAAGCCATTTACAGTGAGAGATTAGTCCACATCTGCCACAACTATTCAGGTTAGGCAAGAATATGTCAGACTTCCTAGCCTTGTCAAAACCAAGGAACATCTCCTCAATGCGTTCAGGACTGAGGTGTTCTATGTTCCACAATGATATGTGACCAGTGCGTGCATCCCAAAAACCTGCCTTGTCGACAGAAACACCTTGCTTGTCTAGAGCCCATGCATAGACAGCAAGTTGCAATGGATGCCTCTGAGATGACGCACCAGTCTTGATGTCGACGAGCACACGATTCCCGTCGAAATCAGTGAGCACGCGATCTATGGCAAGCTTGACAGTAGTCTCGCCAACAGGTATCTCGTACTCTTTCTCGATAAAATCTTCGTATACAGACCAGCCCTTAGATGGGTGCATAAAGTCAACCCAACGGTCAAGCATCCACATACCTTCACCATACCACCAAGAGATATCTTCTCTACCGCGGTACTCCCAGGTATTCATGTCACCATGGAGTGCTTCGTCTTCTTTGATTTGGTTATGCCAAACTTCATTCCATAGTTCATCTATGTTGTTGGTGTTACCGAAATCGGTCTTGTCATAGCGTTCGGTAGCAGTATGTACAGCAGTACCACCTGTGAACCACACAGCGTGCTTCTCAGGAACCTGCTCTACTTTTGTTAGGTAGTATTTCCATCCACATTCCTGCCAAGTATTGAAGGAGGAATAGGAGATATGTTTAGGTAATTTGCTCATTCCTCAAACATATCACAGTCATCACAGAGTTCGCAATCTGAATCACAATCTA